ATTACTATTGAGTCTTAACTGAGATAACTTCTAATGCTTAAACAATTCGATCATCAAATTAAGACTACTGATTTCCTTCTCAAAGCTCCTCGCGCACTTGTAACGTCTGATCCAGGAACTGGTAAGACTCGTAGCGTCATCGACGCCTACGCGCAGCGCAAAGAAGGACGCATGTTAGTGCTTGCCCCGCTGTCAATCCTGTCAGCTTCTTGGGGCGACGACATCAAAAAATTCCAGCCCAAACTGACGTACGTTGTTGCGTACGCAAAGAACCGCGAACAAGCTTTTAAAAGCGACGCGGACATTGTCATCACAAACCATGACGCTGTTAAATGGATCGTTAAAAACGAACGACTGTTAACGGGCTTTGATACGTTGTGCATTGACGAGTTCACAGCGTTCAAAAACAAAGACAGCCAGCGAAGCAAAGCGGTCCTCAAAATTGCGGCTAAGTTTAAGTACCGGATTGCCATGTCCGGTACGCCAAACAGCAACACCATCCTGGACATCTGGCATCCAGCCCTGATCGTTGACGACGGTGAACGGCTCGGAAAACGTTTCTACGGTTTCAGGTCCGCCGTCTGCACTTCACGGTTCAACGGCTTTGCTAACGAATGGGTGGACAAGCCTAACGCTCAAGAGATCGTTGCTGCATCCATCAAGGACATCAACATCCGCTACCGACTTGAAGATTGCATCGACATGCCAGAGCAATCTGTACATACAATGTGTGTACAACTGACTCCGGAAATCATGAAGCAGTACAAACTGCTGGCAGAAGACTCGGTACTGTATACCGGCAAAGCAACGATCAATGCCATCAACGCTGGTGCCCGCGTCAAGAAGCTCCTTCAGTTGTGCACCGGTTCGGTCTACACCGAAGACGGCACATCACAAGGCATACATAGCGAGCGGTATGAGCTGGTCATGCAGCTTGTATCCGAGCGTAAGCATTCGCTCGTGGCTTTCAACTGGCGTCACGAACGTGAACACCTGGTAAAGCTTGCCGAGGAAATGGGCATCGAGTACGCCGTAATCGACGGTGAAACTCCGGCCAGCAAACGCAAAGACATCGTCGATCGCATGCAGGCGGGGCAGCTCCAGGTAGTGTTTGCACACCCGCAGTCAGCCGGTCACGGCCTGACCCTGACCAAAGCAACCACGGTCATCTGGGCATCTCCGACGTACAACGCAGAACACTACCAGCAGTTCAACCGGCGCATCTACCGCGCAGGCCAGACGCAAAAGACCGAAGTCATCCACATCGCTGCAAGCGATACATGGGAGCCTGACGTCTACACCAAATTAGAAAGTAAGCTCGAACGTATGGAAGATCTACTTAACATTCTCAACCAACTAACTCCCATGAGGAAAACTGCGTGACAGAAGCTAATATCAACGAACTCATTGAGAAGCGCGCTGAAATCAAGCGCGAGACCGAACTACTCAACGTTCGACTTAAGGATTTGAAAGCTGCTCAGGACGAAATCGACCTAGCGCTCATAAAGAAAATGGATGCCGAGGGTTTATCCCGTACCGCAAACGGCGACTACTCGGTGTCTATTAACGAGGACACGGTTCCAGATGTTGATGATTGGGATGCACTCTACAATCACATCATCTCGACTCGTGACTTCAGCTTGATCCAAAGACGGGTAAGCTCAACAGCTTATAAAGAGCTGTTGAAACTCGGGGAAGGAGTCCCCGGCCTTTCACCAAGGACCATCCGTAAGATCAATTTCCGTTCACTGTAAACAAAGGAAGATAAGTAAACATGTCTAACGCAATCGCTCTTGTATCAGCTAACGTTCCTGCACACGTCATGCAAGGCACCGGTCTCGGCAACGAGAACGTCGGTCAGAACGTAACCATCCCGCGCGTCAAGCTTCTCCAGAAGATGTCCGATGAGGTGGATAAGTACAACTCGAAGTACATCCAAGGCGCTGAGCCTGGTCACTTCTTGAACTCCTTGACGGGTCAGAACTACGGCGAAGAGCTGTACGTCATTAACTTGTTGTTCCGCAACGAGTTCGTCGTGTGGCGCAATCGCGACTCAGGCGGCGGTATTCTCGGTTCGTTTAACTCTCTAGTCGAAGCACAAGAAGCCATCAAGCTTCAGAGCAAACCAGAGGATTACACAATCACGGACACCCACTCGCATGTGCTGCTGATCAAGAACCCAGAAACCGGTGAGCTGGACAAGACTCCGGTGATCATGGACTTCTCTAGCTCCAAGATGCGTATCTCGCGCAATTGGAACTCGGTCATTGGCCTCAAGGGTGGCAACCGATTCTCTGGCTTGTGGAAACTTAAGTCTGTTTCGGTCACCAACAAAGCCGGTGCACAGTTCATGAACCTTGAGGCTGACTTCGTTGGCTGGGCCACTGAAGAAGACTACGAGTATGCCAAGTCAGTCTATGCTCAGCATTCTGGCCGAGCCGTTGACTAAGTTCAGTTAATGAACGAACACAGCTTTATACGAGCTGTGCATGGCCATCTTCCACCGGAGGTTTTCCGGTGGAAGATCCATGACACGTTTGCTGGCGGGGTACCCGACGCATTTTACGCGGGCCCCGTCAGCACACTGTTTGTCGAGTATAAGTACGTCAAGTCGTTACCAAAACGAGACACAAGCCCTATACGTACCTCATTAACAACGCAACAAATCCACTGGCTAAACACGCTTCACAGCATGAACCAACCAGTAGCAGTAGTAATTGGTTGCGAGAAATCTGCCATCGTCTTGACTCACAAGACATGGGAAACTGAAATTTTAAAAAAGGACTTTGTCTCTAGCTGCCTTTCGTTCATCGATGTATCCAAATGGATACACGACACCACCTGCACCGAGGCTCTATGACGATCGACAATATAAGTCCGCCCGGTTCCTGGAGAGAAGAAATACTCCGAGGTCCCGCGACGATATCCCAACTTCGAGATATAATTTCAGAACTAGAGCAGGCGTTACGGGAGTCAAAATCCCAAAACGACCGCTTAAAAGAGCATAACTCCAAACTCATGTCTGAGCTTGTCGAGGCTGTTGCAAAGGAAATGGAAGCACGGGCCACGGTTGCCCGACTCAGGAAAGAGATAACGGACGTATGGACAGCGCTAAAAGAAGTGTAAAAACCGAAATAGACGACCTCAAGAAAGAACTAGAGGCGTACAAAAGTTACCACGCAGAACAAACAGCAATAGAGCTAACTCTGATTCTGTTTGGGTTTGTCTTTGGTATATGGGTTGGCTACATCATAGGTTCACCCTAGTGACCGACGAACTACACTTCGGTGCCACACATGACACCACAAAGCTAGCTGTCCTACGAGAAGCCGTAGACCGAGCTGACAACCTTGCACATGTGCAAGCACAACTAATCACCACTCAAGAGAACACTATCCAGGACTTAAAAGTCCAGTTAGCAGATATGCGATCACGGATAAAAGCTCTGGAAAGTGAGAACTCAGAACTTAAAACAGCATTGAGCTATGCGTAAACGACTAACTCACTACACAAAACCAACCCGATACAACCTCACCCTCTCGTTTGAGCAGTACAAGATACTGCTACAACGAAAAAGAGAATCAATCATCAACCGCGAGCGCATCAAGTACAAAGACTTGGTGGAGCAGTGGGGCATTAAACAGTACTTCATGGCCACGGCTATGAACCGTGGTATCAAGCAGTACGATTACAGACTATGGAAGGAAAAGCTAAACAATGAGCAAGAAAGACGCCGTCAACCCGTCTCACTATCGACGCGGTGATGTTGAGTGTATTGATGCGCTACGAGCCTGCCTAACGGAAGAAGAGTTCCGTGGGTACTGCAAAGGCAGCGCCATGGCTTATCTGTGGCGGGACGGAGAAAAAGACGATCCAAAGCAAGAAGCAGGCAAAGCCAGCTGGTATGTACAGTGGCTTCGCGGACTCGATCCTAGAGAAAGCTAACTACTCCATTGACACCAACATATGGTGCAGAAGATGAGAGACCCTGTCCACCAGGGCCTCATCTTCTGATAACTCGTAGTAACCAGCCACATCCAGAATAGCGTGCACCGCTTCATGCAGAAAAACCTGCTGGCGGTTGGTGCCTTTTAAAGAGCCGTGTAGCTCGATCCGGTACTTGTCCGGAATCCACATCCCAACGCAGTCTTTCCCGTTCTTCCACTTACTGCGAGGAATATTAACTACTTCTATTTTGTGCCCGGCCAAGCTAAACACTTTTGGGATACCGTCATCAATACGCTTGGCAGCAGGCATACCGACCCCCTCAACTCATGGACAGTAATTTTACCCCTTCTTCTTGGGAGCAGAGTAGCCCTTAGACGGCTTCTTTTTTTCCATCTTAATCGGCTTAACCGGAGCATTAAGCACGCATTGTTTACCCTTGTGCATTGTCGCCTCCGACTGGTTTGGGGTACTTTTGCTTTACCTGCAGCACTTTTTCCCGCATCTGCTCCAGATCAACGCCGCCCTTCCACAGCGCATCTAACTGGTCCCGAAGATCCGGGTACTCTGCCCGCCGCAATTCGGCGTAATCCTGCTTAACCTTGAACTTCACAAGGCACCTCCACCACCGTGTCAGTGTACCTAACGTGACTTAACACCACTCGGAGTTGTTGCGTGTACGCCACATCAAACTCAATCGACCCGTCATCAACGACCACTTGCTCGTTGCCGACATAAACAGTCGTGCCACTTGGCAAGTTTGAAATCTTGTTAGCAGTAACGGTACACAAAATCGGTCCACGAATACGCATCACTTTGTTTTGGTGATCGTACCAAACTGAATTAGCGTCTATTAACTCGTCTGTATAAATCACAGCAGCGGCATCAGGCACAGCAAGTTCGTCATTCACAACAAACAAACAACGGCCAGCTGCATCAAAAGCAACCGTATTCATCGTTTAGCACCCAGAATTGAAACCGTAACGTTACGCAAGTACGTCGGCTGGCTGGCGGTTCCAAGCGCCAAATGCACCGCCTGCGACCCCACTAACACTTTAATCCGAATGTTTTGCAAGTTAGTAGCAGTGTGCGCCATCGCAATTGAAAAGACGCTTTGCGTATTACCGCCGCTAGTGCGCGCACCAACTCGGCTACTTGCCACAGTCTGATACCCACTCCAGCTACCATTTGCGTATTTATCAACCATCATATACAAAAGCTGACCGCCATCGTTAACGCCGCTTCCATCACAAAACCCATAGAACACAATCTGCACAGCTGCACTAGAGTCTATTCCCACATTAATTTGCGGCGTTTCAATTGCAACGTGCCCGCCTGATACACTACCACCAGAAGAGTAAATGTAGTCACCGTTACCAGGACCAACATCTATAAAACCAAAATCAATGTCATATATGTGGTCACCGTTTGGGTACCCCACATAAATAAATCCACCACCACTAACAGTAAGAGCCGTACTTACATACACGTCCGACGCTGTATAAGTCTGTGGCTGAGTAATTGCGTTGCCAGCAATCTTAAGCGTGCTGACCGCTAAATCACCAATTTTTGCCGTTGTTATAGCAGCGTCAGTAATCTTAGCCGTATCGACGCCTAAGTCACGAATACGCAAACGATTACGGCCGATGCTACCATCGTAGTAGCTATCGAGCGTAACGTTGTCGATCGCCAAACGAGCAGTATCAATTGTTCCGGCAGTAATCTTGTCGGCGCTAAGGCTTGCAATCTTAGCGTCGTCAATAGCCGCGTTACCGATCTTAGCGTTCGTAATCGTACCGTTGCGGATGTACGCATCGTTCATGTACACGCCAGCCGGAACCGACACGCCGTTAATCGTCGTCGGCGTAGCCTGAACAATGAACGGAATAATTGTTGTCTGACCGGGCGACGCAATCGAAAACCGATCGGCACGGACAATAAACTCAGACGACGGGGTACCATTGACCGGTGCCGTCGATGCCAAGCCAAAGCCGGACACGTAACCGTTAAGATCGATCTTGACCGTGTACTGACCTTCTAACGCTTCACCAGAAGCCTTTGCATAATAGTTCTGCTGTACAGCAGCTGTCGTCGCGTAATTGGTAAGCGTGTTATTAAACGTAGCTGTCAGCGTATTGCTAGCGCTAGAAATAGCACTATCGGTCTGCGTCTTCGTATAGTAACTATTAGTCAGCGTTGCTGTAGTTACATAACTCGACAACGTATTATTTAGCGTAGTCGTAGACACCAAGTTCTGAACCGACGCGCTAATAGCACTGTCAGTCTCTGTCTTAGTGTAGTAGCCGTTTGTCAGCGTCGCACTAGTAACGTAGTTACCGAGCGTGCTGTTCAACGTGGTCGTTGAAACCAAGTTAGTCGTTGCCGCCGAAATCGCGCTATTAGTTTGCGACGCAGTGTAGTAGTTGTTCGTCAGGGTCGCATTAGTAACGTACCCGGTTAACGTACTATTAAAGTTCGACGTAAGAGTTGAAGACGCCGAAGCAATCGCAGAATCAGTCGCCGACTTCGTGTAGTAATCGTTAATAAGAGTCGCACGGGTAGCGACTAAACCGGTCGTTGGGTTATTGACCGTAGCCTCAAGAGCATCCGACCGGCTGGCCAATGCACTGTCAGCAGTGGCTCTTGCTTGACGCTCGCTATACACCAAGCCAGAACTTAACTGAGTAACATCAGTACCAGTATAAGTTCCACGAATCTGAGTAGCTAACGTTTCACGAGCCGTTGCTTCAGCACTATCCGCCGTAGTACGAGCAGTAATCTCTTGCTGAAGAGCAGCGATCGTCGCGTACGTACCCGGCAGCGTTACCGACGTAAGCGTAGTAATTTGCTGAGCAAGATTCTCATCTGCTGTTTGACGAATTGTGGCTTCGTTAAAAATCGCCGTCCCACGAGCCGTAGCCTCGGCCAAAATAGCCGCAGCGCGTGCATCAGCTTCAGCCTGAATAGCCGCGTTTCGCGCGTTGGTCTCAGCCAGAATACGAGCATTGACCGAGCCAGCCAAGCTCGAAGCACCGTCAATTAAATTAATTCGCTGCTGTAGAACTTGATATAGCTGCGACTCGGTAATCGCACCAGTAAGAACGTCTAACAACTCTTCAACGTCAAGAGCAGTCTCTGCCAACGTACCGTTGGCCGAGTTGAACGGACCCTGGATGTCGTACAACGAGACGTGCCGGGCCCAGTAGTAATAGCTCGCGCCTTCACCAACCGGATCGACAAAAGAAATACCCGAGCTGATGCCGACCAGCTGCGCGTCGCCCAAGATGTTGGCATCGTTACGCCAAATCTCGGTATGCGAATGCGGCCCGTAGTTCGGATAGTCCCAGAAACAGGTAATAAGTGAATAACCACCAGTCGCCGTAAAGTTAGTCGGAGCAGTAGGCGTTGCACTAGGCGGCGGAGGCGGAGGCGGTGGAGGCGGCGGACGATCAATGTTGTACGGATTATTAGCTAGTTCTACAGCAAGCCCAGAATCAAGCAACTCACGAAGCGTAATCGCTCGATCACGGGCATCACCGCGCCGCCCAAGACGGATCTCAAGAGCTTCAGAAATACTCTCAAGGTACCGGCGAAGCGCAGGCGAGACGTCCGCTGGCGGTTTTGGAATGCCAGGTACTTCTGTCGCTTTAGTGGTACGTGCTTTCGTCATGTCGAGGAAATCTCATCCATGCTTTGGGCAAGGCAGACTTCATCAATGTCGACCGAACCCGACACTTGAACTTCCCACACTTGGGCAACTTTAGGCGGTAATCGCATGATCGGTTCACGCAGCGTGCCGGTAGTAGCGCCAGCAGGTACCGTAACCGTCTGTGTGTATACGCCACTGGCGTACGACAGACCGTATTCTGCAATCAGCACCCCGTCAGCCCACACCTTAACTACAACCGGGTAAGACTGCGCGTAAACCGACACCCAACTCATGCTGGTCGGCTTTGGAAGAACCAACTGCTTTGACTTCCAGGTGAGAGTGCGCTTTGTGGTGCTGCCGCGATACTTACGAATCTTATTGGCTACGATCAGGTACAACTCACCGTCCTTCGGATTCATGTACCCGCCTCGAACCTCCCCTTCGGTGGTCAAGGTGGACAGCGCGGCTTCCTCGGCCCGTGGGTCATAGACGAAGCCCTTATGGACGCCAGCATCCGTCCAGAACGCCACGTAGGTGTTCTCGTGCCGAAAAGCACGGAAGCCCGTTGGATTGAACTGGGAGCTCCACTGAGAGGACGAGATCAACCCCTCGGTGACCACGCGCCCCTCACCACTGGCAACGGCGCACAGACCGTCTGGCCCTGCGTAAAGGAGGTAGGAACCCATGTCGACTACGCTGTTTGCGTTGACACAGGCCTGTGGCAGATCGACACGAATAGCGGTCATTGCGCTCGGATCGGTACCAGTGACGAAATACGGCTGGCCGTTGGTCAGGGCTACGATGCCGTTGGCCACGGCTCCGATGGCGACGATGTCCTCCTCGAGCGTGATCCGATAGTCAATCGGCCAGGCGTGCGGGAGGAACGGTTCACTGAGACAGAGCCGCTTACCGGTGAACCCGGCAAACACACCGTTGGCCACGGCTATCAGGCCCTTCATCGGGCCGTCCGGATAGAGACTTGTGTTGTCGTTCGGCGGGCCGATCCAGGTCTCGCTCGGCAGGACTTCGCCCAGACCCGCAGACGGAGTCGTGTCGACGTACGTCTGGGTAGCAATCGACACCTGCGCCACGAACTGGAAGGCCGTGTTGGTCGAGCCTGTGTTGGAGCGATAGATGCGCTTCAGCGACCCGTTGCCGAAGTTGTAGTTACCGCTCGGCAGGTCGCCAGCAGGCATCGTAATCGTTACCGACTCAGTATCAGTGCGCTCAATCGGTACGGTAGCCGGACTAGGAGGGCCTTCCTCGCCGAATGCGGTTACGAAGGTATAGACGTACGAGACATCGTCCGGCGTCTGATCCGGATCAGGAGTACCGCTCTTAGAGACTAATGGAGCGTTAGCCGGAGCGGGAACTCCAAGACGGTAGCTGTTAGCCGGGTACCCCGAAGTGCCAGCTACGATCGTACTAACCGTGCCGTAGCGCGGGTAATCGTCGCCTGTAAAGTACAGGCGGGCAAGGGTGTCACCTGGGATTGGCCCTGGTACGGCCTTAACCCCGTCCTGGTTCCACTCTAGCCAGTTGGTGTCTCGGTAGAAGTAAATCGACCGACGCAAGCCGCTCTGTAGCGTAAATACGTCTACGTCGTTAGTGGTCGGGGTTAGTCGCCCGGACTCAAAGTCTACGTTCTCAGCTACTTGGGCAAACTGATCGGCAAGCAGTCTCGGAGAGACGGCCGGTGCAATTCCGCTAAACCGGTCGCGTTTGAAATACGCCATGTGTACCTCACTTGAGTAGCAAGGTAACGAGGATTCCCGCCATGCTACAGATCAACGTAAACCCAATAACAATGCCCCAATTGTTTATGTTCTTAATGCCATCTTCAATCTTGCCTAAACGCTCATCAATGTTCTTGGAGCGCTCTTCGCACATAGCCTCATGAACGGCTAACCGGGAGGAGACCTCCCAGTAGCGTTCTTCGGTGGCGTAGCCGTTAGTCGACGACATGGCCTGAAAGTGGCTCAGTTGGCTTGCTGCCATTGGTATCGGCCTCTACCCGAACTTTGATGATGTTTGCCAGATTAACGGCCGAAACCTCATGGATAACAGCTTGACGGCGGGCAGCAATCATCATTTCCTGAGCCTGAGCGTGCAGGGAAATGAGCTCTTTAACCTCGTTTGAGATCTTGTCCAGCTCATATTGCTTTCCGTCAATCGTCACCATTGGGGGTACAACGTCCGTCATATAGGTATCCTCCTGAGGGTCTTTCCTACTGTAAATATTACCACGGCTAATAGCCGTGGCCAAAAGTTACGGGCGCTCTCCTGGCTGGATTGGGCTCTTCGCAATCTCCAGTACCCGCTCCTCAGTGAGCAGACCGAGCGCGACAAGAGCAAATAGTCCATCACCAGTTCGCTTGTCCCCAAGGTCGATGCTGGAGACCATATGGAAGGTCTCCAGCCAGGCCTTGACCGGCACGCTGGTCTGAGCCGCCTCGATGATGCCGACGAACTCCTCGTCGGTCAGACGGTAGCGGAAGGCCAGCTTAGTGATGACCATTGACTCCGGAGGAGTAACAAAAACCAACTCGTCAGACATAGTAGTAGTCCTCACTTAATCCGGATGTAGGGGCTAAGGCTGCTGCCACTGGCGAAGGTAAGACCTTGCGTTACGCCAATATGGCTTGGAGTACCAGAGAAGTACCCGCCGCGATTCGTCAACTCGTACAGTTTTGACCCTGCGTCACCGTACGTGTTACGAGGGACAAAAACCCCGTACCATTGGCTGCCAATTTTCTCCAACCCACGGAAACAAACATATGCCCCAGCCCCAGCCTGGCGCGTATTGCTGGCCGGGTTGTTATTGAAGATAAGAGGGTGCAGCGTCCACGTTACGCCGTAGTCGGTTGAAGTTGCAATCGTTGCGCCCGAGGTATCGTTCTGAGTAAACGACACGTTGTACATAATAAACGTGTTGCCATCGGCCATCAGTCGCGGAGCGTAGCCACTTCCGCCCCAAAAGTAGTTCCGCAGTTGCGGGTTGCCGGGCGCGATATTCTGAAGGGTGAACGTTGTACCGTTCGTCGTCTTCAACATGTAGAGATTGTCCGAGTCGGACGTCTCCAACATGATGAAAGTACCCTGCGTCGGGTGATCAATGCAGAAGCGGTATGCTGTAGACCCGAACGGCGCGCTGTTGGTGCCTATCGATGTTGGCATACCAGTCGGAGATGTGCGGAGCGTCCAAGTCAGTCCATCCGGTGATGTATAGATTTTTCCTTCGTGAGTTATACAGATCCAGCAGTTGCCCGCGGTTGACCAGGTCAACCGGCCGGGATACCGCATGTCCGTCGTGACAGACATCGTGGTGAAAGTAAGGCCGTCGGTGGTTTTGTGGGCGTTGTTTTGGTATTGAGCCCGCGTAAGCTCGGCAGTCAGCCATAGATAAGTTGAAGAAGGATTCTCAGCAGGAACCAGCCCATACTGGTGTGGCGTCTGATACGTATATGCTGAGTTTTGAGTCGGGCTATTCGAACTAGTAGACCAGAACATCTGACATCCGTTTGCAGCAGTATCCATCGAGGATCGATAGCCAGCAAACACTAGCCGATTGCCGATTTTGTGCACGCTTGTAATGTTTCCGCCGTCGTCATCCTGAGAGGCCGACACGGTGTTGGCGAAATTAACGCCGTAGTGATGCTTAAACCAAGTGCTTCCGGCGCCTGCGTAATTTGAGCCGAGCACTACTAAGTGTTTGTATGGCAACGCGCTTGCTTGATCAACACCAAGTTCGAAGTACTTAATACCGTGGTGAGTCGATGTCTGGGACCATATATTAGACCAAGACAAAAACGACCAGTCCTTGTGAATCGGATCTGTCGGAATGCTAACTCCACACAAAGTGTTTGTAGCCACAAGCGGCGCGTATTCCGCAGAGTACGGCTTAAGCACGCCGGTCTGCATGAACTCGCGCGAGCCGACGGAAAAGCTAAAGCCCTTCGTTCGCGCGTTAAACGGGACGATCTCTCCAAGGATCGTATCGCCACCACCAGTAAACTGAGAAAGCGTGCTCATGTGAAAACCCATCCTCGAGTTGCATCTGCGTACCGAAATTGAACCGCCGCGTAACCCGCGTCGATCGTAAAGTCTTCAGCGAGAGACTGGATGTTCGATCCGTTTCTCGCGACGACGTTATCCGTTCTGCCGTTGGCGACCGTCACCCATACCACGTCACCTAGCGACGGAGACGCAGGCAGAGTGACAGTTGTCGCCGAGGCGTTGACCAGAATGTAGTGGTTTAGCTTGACGGCCTGCTGAGTCGTACCACTTACGATGTTCGCGGTCGGCAGGCCCTGAACAGGCGTGCTGACCCAGGCGGTACCGTCGCTCGTCAGGACGTTGCCAGCAGTACCGGGAGAGGTGAGGCCGGTGCCGCCAGCAGCGGCGGGGAGAGTACCGGTCGTGAGCGACGTGCCGTTGGCCGAGTACACCGCGCCGTTGACACTAAAACTGGTTAACCCAGTACCACCGTTGGCAGGGACTAACGTACCGCTGAGAGTGATCGTACCGGCAGCGGTGATCGGGCCACCGGACGCTGTAAGACCGGTCGTGCCGCCAGAGATCTGGATGCTCGAGACGGTGCCCGAGATCGAGTTCCAAGCGGAGCCGGAGCTGTAGTAGGGCAGGTTGGTGGCGGTGACGAAGATGATTCGACCCGCATTAGCGGCCGCACCTGGGAGGTCACCAACCGTTGCAACGGTCGAGGTGAATCCTGTGTTAAGCTCATTGAGTGATTTAGACAGCAGTAGAAAATCGGTACCGCTGCTAGAGCCGGTAGTAGCATTCAGCTTTGACTGAAGGCTAGACTCAAAAACCGAGATGTTGACTGGCATTTTGGCCGTACCTCTTTAAATGCCCGCCAACGCGAGCGCTTCTAATTCTCCAAGGGAATCATCAACGTACTGCTGCGTGGCCGCATCAGTTATACCATATCCGGACAGGGTTGTGGGCTTACTTAACAGGTCGGCGAACAGGCCCGTCGAGGCGACATGAGCCAGACCGGCAACGTCGCCTACGTTCAACTCGCCATCAGAACCGATGGCGCTGGCTAGCGTTCGTGCTCTAGACATTAAGGACGCTCCTCAGGCAGAACAGGACCAGTAAGGATCTCGGTGCCACGCTCCTGGGTCAGGAGTTCAGCGTCAACAAGCTGCTGCACACCAGCCACGGTGCGTGGGTCGGCCAGGTTGACCTGAGACACCATCTCGAAAGTCTTGACCCAAGCTTCAACAGAAACGTCCGTCTTGGCAGCGGCCAGGATAGCCACGTACTCGGCGTCGGTAAGACGGAAGCGAAAGGCGAGCTTGGTGATAACCGGAGGCTCGGGAAGCTGCGCACTGGGCGCATCACCGATCGGCTCGTACGCTCCCGGGAAATGCTCTTCAACAAACTCTGGGCTGGCGACGATGATGTTCTCAGCGCCGCTCTCGTCAGTAACCTTGTAGATCATGTCCATGAGTTAGGTACCCAAGTATTGGAAGATGACGCCGCCAGCGCCACCGGACCCGGAGGTCGTGACGTAGGTGTAGTAGTCCAACGTGATAGATCCGCCACCGCCGCCACCAAATTGACCGGAGCCAGCGTTTCCGTTGCCGTCGAACTGAACCTTGCCGCCGCCGCCGCTAAATAGACCGCCAGCACCGCCACTGCCATTGTGACCGCCGAAGCCGCCACCACCGCCGCCGGCACCACCAACGCCGCCACCGGCGCCGGTAATGGTTGCGCCTAAAAAAGCAAGGGCGCCGAATGCATCTGCTGCTGCGCCAGCGCCGCCGTTGTTAACAGCTGCGGCGCCGCCGCTTCCGCCACCTTGAGTTCCGCCGTCCCCGCCAACGGTTCTGTCGCCGCCGTTACCACCGACGCCACCACCACCAGTTCCGTGGCGGGCGGTCAAGTTATATGTGATATCCCCCCCACGAGCGTTCCCGATCCCATACAGATCGACTGCACCGCCACCAGTAGCGCCGCCAGCGAGTAGGTAGTAGTTATTTGTTCCGGGCGCGAGAATGTTTCCGCCGCGACCGCCTGCATTATTCATGTCCCCGCCGGACGCCGTCCCACCCGCGCCGCCGTTCAGAGTCCCTGAGGCAGAGCTTGTAGCGAGACCACCAAAACCACCGCCACCAACTATGTTTAAGCCACCGCCGCTGACCGATGAATTACCGCCATTGTTGCCGTTACTTTCCGGCGCGTTATTCAAGTCTTGCGTGTTACCTAATGTGATTCCATTACCGCCAGCGCCAACTGTGACCGTTAGCACCGTGCCAACAGCAAGGAATGCTTTTTTGTAAGCAAAACCGCCGGCACCGCCGCCTGTTGCTCGCTTGATTGGACCGTTAACGCCAAGACCGCCGTAGTCGCCGCCTTTTGCGCCTCCCATGGCGATTGCGCCGCCACCACCGCCGCCAATAACCGCGATGTTGTACCAACCAGATCCCGGAGCCGTGAACGTTCCGGACGAACGAAAAACACGGGTGCTAAGCGGGTAGTTATTTCCGCCACTGACAAACTGCGTAAACACACTCATGTAATGACCCACCCTCGGGTTGCATCTGTGTACCTAAGCTTTACTGAGGTATATGCCGCGTTAAGCGTCATGTCCTCGGCGAGCGACTGAATGTTCCTGCCGTTACGCGCGATGACGTTATCTGTGCGACCGTTCGAAGCAGTCACCCAGATTATGTCGCCCGCTGCGGGAGATGCCGGGAGCGTGACGGTGGTTGCGCCACCGACGAGCACGTAGTGATTGTTCGCCACGGCTGAAACAGATGTGCTGCTCGTGACGTTCAACGTGGGGGCGCCGCTAACATAAGAGCCGACGTTCGTGCTCGTGAGAATCACGGAGCCAACGCCACCAGCGCAGGCGCTGACGTCGAGTACTGCGCCGCGGGCAGTGCCACCGCCCTCAAAGATTCGCAGTGCGTTATTGATCAGATCGATCACGAGATTGGCAGCCAGCGTGCTGCTGTCTGACTTCTCGATATAGAACTCGCCACCCTCGCCCGTCGTGTTCTGCTTCCGGATCAGCAGCCCAGAGTTTGTCGTCAGGACCCCGTTCAGTGTCGTATTGCCACTGATGGTTCCGCCAGCTGCGGAGAACGGCGTAAAGCCAAGAGCCGTCGTTACGTTGCCAGAGGTCAGCTCACCACGGATCGTAGCTGATGATTTGTTCTCGACGTTGCCAAGGCCTACATCTGAATTCGTCAGCGTAACAGCACCGGTCTTGCCAGCCACAGAATTAGCTATAGCCTTGTTTTTCCAAAGATTAGTTGCAGACTCGTAAACTAAAGCCTGCCCGTCTGCTTCAGACGTAATCAGTACGTCGTGGATCTCGTCAAGCTCGTATCCGTTTTGCGGACGAACATAGATCTGACCAGCGCCAGCGTTAGCACGCTCGACGACGCCGATGTACACCAAGTGGTTAGGGGCAACAGGCTTAGTTGCGGTCAGTGTACCAACCGTTGCTCCGAGATAAAGCGTGTCACCGGCATTAAACGCTGCGGTGTTGACGTTGTTAATTACGCCTTGGCAGATGATGTAGCCAGTCTGGTTCGCGCCAATATTCTCTGCAGCAAGACCGAGGGTCTTTGCAGACGTAGCGTCAGACGTATTACCCGCCAGTTTTACAGTAGCTCTGTCACCTTGCGCCTGGTACAGGTACACAGGCTGGCCCTTATTGATAGTGACAGACTCAGCATTCGTAACGTACGCATGCATCGTCTGACCGACATGCGTCGACACATTACCGCCAGCCATCCCCATCTGCAGAGAGCCAGTGTCTGGGTCCCACCCAAGACGGCCGACAGCCGGGGTGATCGTTGCAGCGGTGTCAAAGTCTACGTAGTCAGGGGTGCCAACACCTCCGGTAATACCGGACATTGACGTGATGTCGGTGTTTGCTCCTTCTTGGGCGTATCTGGCATCAGATTCTGCTTTTGTATACGCACTATCAATAGGTTCGTAACGAGCATCAGACTCTGCTTTTGTATACGCGCTATCAATAGGTTCGTAACGAGCGTCCGCTTCTGATTTGGTATAGCCATCACTAAGGCCAGATGGCTTATATGCAACGAGCTCCACCGAATCACCGGCAGCAGCTGGAGATGTAAGTACAACCGTCACGCCATTAGAGGCCGTGTAGTCGTCACCAACAATCAGCTTGACGCCGTTGTAGTACACGTCCACGTAGCCAACTACGTATCCATTGGTAGGCGTGAATGTTGTCTGGGCAGCAGTGGCGGTGAACGACGTTACCAGCCGCTGCGAAGACATCCCAGGGGTGTTGCCAATGTATGCCATCAGTTCCCTCTATTATCGCAGCTTGTGAGCCGTGGTCGGCGGGGTGAAGTTCGCGGTGTAGCGAGCGTACCCCCGTGTAATGCGAAGGTCATCAATATAGCCGTTTACGTTGTAAGTGTTATCGTTGTAGGCGCCCACAGCTAAAACAACAGACGGAATGTTTGTTGACGACGTATGAGTAGCCGTAAGCACTCCGTCTACAAACATACGCAATGTTGTTCCGGATCTAGATACAGCCAAATGCTTCCATGCCCCTGTTACAACCGACGAGTTGCCATTTAAAGCGGAAGCTCCGTTATCGTAGAAGTAAAAACCTCTAGTCGAACTGTATTCTAGATACCATGTTTGGCCACCGCTGGGGCCACCAACTACGCATGCATACTGAGTTGCGGAGACAATATAGACCCACGCCTCGATAGTAAAATCTCCCGTACCGAATCCGTACAGGGTGTTATTTCTTGCGATGAGAGAATCACCTGTCCCATCGAAATACATCGACGAGCCGCCGAACTTG